GTGACGGAGAAGGAACTTTAATACGAACTGTACCGTCTGTATAATCGTCTCTTTTACGTCTACCAAGTTGCTCTGCAGCAAACTTCTGTGTCTCTTGTTTATATTTATTTTCGTATAATGTCAACATGTCTATTGGACCTTTTAGATAAGAAAATGCTTCTACTAAACAAGCATATAACAATCCATTTCCAAAATATTGACTTATATAAGTTGTAGTATTCGAGCCAGATAGTCCAGTTGGAATAGCCTCATAATGTATCTTAAATACATAAGTGCTATCTGGTGCAGGAGATAAAAATAATCTTCCTGAAGTTGTATCACTTACACCTGTTGCTCCACCAAACATAGCGTAGTATTTTGGTTTTGCTCTAGCTGCTGATTCTGTTGAAGGTTCAAATTCTTGTAAATATGTTTCGTCTTTTTTCTCTAACCAAGTATTTGCACCTGTAGAAGTTGATGTTGAATCATAAACTTGTACACCTTTTACAAATAAAGTTTGAGCGGGTACGTTAATTGTGTTTTGTCCAGTAACCAAATTACCAATAGATTGTTTTTTGTAAGCATCAATAGGTACATCTCTTAAAATTCTAAGTTCGGAGTTTTCAATAAATTGATCTGTAATAGTAGCAGTTAAAACATTTGTATCCGTTTCAGTATAGTTTTGAATTGCTGTAGTTAATGTTGCGTATGTAAATCCAGCCATTATTTAATATCCCCTTTATGCTTTAAACGTATCTTTTTTTGTTTAGCAGTTTCTTCTTGTGGCTCTTCATACAAAACAAGATGTGGATCTTGTTTCTCAGGTTTAAATATATTTTTTATCCAATTCCAAATTTTATTTATCATGCTTCTATTGTTATAGGCCCAACGGAACAACCGTAGCCTCCTCCTTTTATATTACCTGTTGTAGCAGTATCTGAGTTAACTGTAAAATAGAAAAAATTAGTTATTGAATAGTCTGTTGTATCTCTTAGATCATTTTTATATTTTCCTGTTGTAATAGCATACCCTGAACCCTGTCCTATTTGTGCACCAGTTATTCCATCAAAGTTAGGAATAGTTGCATAAGCAAAAACAGGATTAGACTCTGTACCGGTACCAGGTGAAATTGTCGGTGGACCTCTGAATAAATAAGTTGTTCCATTTGTTAAACCATGTCCAGGAGAAAAAACATTTATAATTCCAGATCCTGCTTCATATGTTTCAAAACCATTATTAGAAATCATTACAGTTGTAATAGGTTCTGTTCTATCTGGTCTAACATTTAATAGTGCAATACCATCACCACCTATTGGTTTTGGTTCAAGTTGTGGTTGCTTTGGTTCATATTCAGATACATGTACAAATGCACCATTCCATTCTCTAACCATTTCTCTGTACGGAAACTCCATACCTGATCTATCAGATATCGCTTTTGAATGTTTTCCTGTTGCGTACTTTGCCATTATACTCCTGGGTAATAAGCTTTAGGTGTAATAAATGTACTTGAAGCTGAACCATCTTCTGCTAATGCTCTAGCTAATTCATCTTCATAATATAGTTTCATTTGTTGAACTAATTGTGGTTGATATTTTTGTGCTAAATAAAAAGCTAGTCCTGCAGTCATACAAGGCACAAATCTAAATGGAACATCTGTTGCATTTGTATAATCTCCAACATCTTGAATTCTTTTTATGTAGTAGAAATGCATATCTTTAGATGCATTAGTTGAATCTGGTGTAGGATAAATACTGATACTAACATGATCTATAAATCTTTGAACCCAGTATTGATTAGGTGTTCCTTGTGAAAGTTTATTTGAAAAACCTGCATAAGTTGATCTATCAACTTTAGTCATAGGGCTGTCTGATTGAGTAGTCTGAGTTCTATTACCTCTTAATTGTGCTTCAAGGACATCGGATATTCCATAAATTCCATTTGGATTAGAAGTAGCACTTGTGCCATCTGAACTTGCTCTATAAAACTTATATTCAGCTTGTCCTTGAATTAAATCAAGGTCAAGTTCACCTATTTCCCAATAGTGAATACCTCTATTACCCCATTCTTGAAATAGAATATTAAGAGACCTTCTTGCTGATCTTAACTGGTTTCCTGAAACAGCCTGTAAGCCTATACGTTCAAAAGCGTCTTCTATTATTTCATCAATAGAAAAAGTTTTGTCAAACGTTGTAGTGCCCGAGGTAGTATTAGCCATTTAACCTCCTAGCCAGTATATCCAATAGTAACTGATGTTGTATTGGTTAAGTCTAAATATATTCCAGTTCTACATCTAATACCACTTCCTGGTACATAAATGTCTAACCCTTCAGTTCCACAATTACCTTCGAATACTAAAGCCCCAGTTGCATCTGTTCCATCATAAAGTTTAATGTTACTGTTAGCTACGCCTTCAACTTGAATATAAGTTATTCTAGCTGGTCCAATAAAATTAGATGATGCGTCTGTTGCTCTACCAAATCTACCGTCAGAAGTTCTTGTAGAAAACTGTTGATCTGATGTTGCCATATTTTGTTTCTCCTTAAAATTAATATGTGGGCCCGGAGGCCCACACTAATTATTTATTACTGCGTGTCTGAACTAGAATCAATTCCTAAAATTTTAAGAACGATTACAGTATCTCCACCTGGATCTCCAGAAACAACTAATTCAACCTCGTCTCCAGCTAATCCTGCTACACCTGGTGCAAAACCAGACATACCAAGTACACCATTGCAACCTAAGAAACCTTTCCAACCAGTTGTATTAAGAGCTAAAGAAGCTCCGTCAACATAACCGTCTGTGTCAGCATCTGTTCCAATGTCAACTAAGTTAACTGCATTAACTGCTGCAGTTGTTACAATGACTCCAATTCCTAATGGAATAAAGTTTGTAGGTATTTGGATAGATGTCTCTTTTCCAGTAGTTGCTCCATTTGCAACTGTAATAGTTGCAGTGAACTCTTTTATACTCATTGTAGATGTAACTGCACCTGTTACTGTACTTTTATCAATTATTTCAAAACCGTTTTCTGATCGTACCGGTCCTGTAAATGTTGTGTTTGCCATATTAATATCCTCCTAGATATTTTAAATGTAGTCCCTAGGGTTGTCGACTATACGCGTCTACATTTAACAATTATTATTATGTATAGTGAGTAATTTATATACTAGTTTTTAGTAGAGTGCAAGAGAGCCTGTAGTGTGGAGTGGATTTATTCCAACGATGTAGCTTTTGATTAAGTAGCTACAGAAACTTGTGGAGCGGCACCTTCAATAGTATTTTGCCTGTGGGCTATCTCAGCTTCTTCTAGCTTGATCTTTGTAATGATCTCTTTGACTCTATCATCAATTTTGACCATCTCAAGAGTATATCTACCATTAGATAGATGCTCCTGTTCCCACTTCAACTCCAAGGACCTTTTTTGTTTGTATAGGTCTTGTATCATGTATAACCTCCTCATAGGTTATTCTGTTGATCTTGTCATTATAACTATTTCCAAGATCTTCCCATTTTATACTCTTTTCTCCAAGTTTGTCAAGGATTGCATTTTCTAGGGATTCTGCATTATCTTCAGATAATACTTCAAATTTGGCATGATAATTGTATGCCCAAATGTTAACTAAAAAATTTTTCATGAATCTCACCGTTTATATTGTAAATGGGGCCGTTTTAAGGCGGCCCCATAAAATTTATTGATTACGCACCTTCAACGCCGAAGATACCTCTAGGGTCTGATACGCCGAAGCTGTATCTTTCTCTAGCTTTGTATCTAACGTTTCCAGTATCAAAGTCGCCTTCCATTGCAGTTGTCAATGGAGCTCTGTTGAACATTTTCATACCATTAGGTACGTCTGTTAAGATATAAAATGCATCAGAGTCAGTTAAATAGTTATTAACTCTGTATCCTTGCGGAATCATACCCATAGATACGATTGCATTGACATCATTATCAGCTGTTCCAGTTCTACCTTGAGACTTCATCAATCTTTCAGCTGTGAATTGTAGCTCAGAAGGAATAATCATTTTTATTCCTCTAGCAGCGATTCTTAAACCTCTTTCGTCACTCATCGCAGCGATGTCAATTAAAGACTGCTCCAATGAAGTTTCGTTAAGGTCAGCTTGAGTTGCTAAAGTATTAGCAAAAGTTCCAGCCACTGTTGGGTGTGATGTATTAAATAAAGATACACCGTCACCTGAATCAAAGTTATCCGTAGTTGGAAGACCTTGAATTAGAGGCTCGACTGATTTTACTTGTTTAGCATTACTCATAGATCTAGCTAAAGCTTTTGTATATCTAGACGCAAGTCTATCATACAAGTTGTCCTCAATCGCTTCTTCAGTGATTGCGAACGCTAAAGCTACAGTCTCGTGAGTGTAACGAGCTGTGAAAGTTTCTTGTGCTTCATCAAATGATACACCTGAACCTTCACCTTTTACTTGTGCGTTTGCGAAACCAGATAACATAACTTCTTCTTCAAAAGCTCTGTCAGATGATTCCTCAGTATAAATCTCAGCATGCTGATTTTCATACCTTTTATATTCCAAGCCGAACAGTGCGTTCAAACCTGGCTCTAGTTCTTTAACTAGTTGTGATCGTGATATTGCCATTATTGTTCTCCTATTCTAGCTTTACGATTGTAGCTCAATTAGATTAGCAACTACTA